TTGGTGTAAATGTTCTATATCTATCACCACCATAAGTTACGTCCATGTTTTCTAATACACATGTTGATATTTTTTGTAAGTAATCATTTTCATTACCATTGTACATATAAGAAATATCAAAAGTATTTGGCACTCTCATTTTTCTACCTGCTCTGTTTCCACCTACAAACTCTGGTGCCATGTTTGCTCTAAACGCAAATATAATTTTTCTTACTTCATCTGCTTCTTTTTTATTCTTAGGAATAAATTTAAATTGAAATTGGAATTTTCTTTTGTTAATACTCTTAAATGCTAACTCCATTCTGTCTGTAATAACTTGTCCTATACCTGCTTCGTATGCTTCTCTACTACCTGCCATACCTGGTATAACTCCTACTGCTCCAGCTGCAGCTTTTGCCATACCTTCACTTAGACCTTCACCAAGTCTAGTCATTGAACCAGATATGATGTCTTCTGCTTTTGCACCAGATTGTATTTGTCCATATATGTCAGCACCTATCGCTGCACCTGAACCTATTTCTGTATCTTGATAGTTTGCAATAGATGAAAAAGTTACTGTCGGTGGCATGTATAAAGCAATCGCAGTATCTAATCTTACTGTCGGTGCTCTTTTTAAATATGTTGTAGATCCTTTACCTCTGTATTGTTCCTTTACTTGTGGTGTGTTAGCTCCACCATAGTCAGCATGTATATTTTTTTGATAACCATTTACATTACTTTCTTTTACAGGGGTATCGCCAACCATTTTTGTAATGTACTTGGGAATATTAGTTTGACCCATAGACTCCATAACAGAAGTCTGACCATCTTTTCTTTCACCAAATTGTAATTCTGCGTCTTGTTGTTCGTTAATAAAGAACATAACATAGTGTCCTTGATTTCCTAAACCAGGTCCACCTGTTACATCTAAAGGAAAAGAGAATATGTTAGTTGGTTTATTAAAGTTAGCAGAGGATTTAGGTAGAGGTCCACCTTGTCTGTCTTTGTCTTTTAAACCTAGTGTATTTCTTAGAATACCACTAACTTTTTTAAGACCATATGACGTTGCGGCGGTGACTGCTTGTGTTTTTATACCTTTTATTATACTCATCTATAAATAATCCTTGACTATTATACTATTTATATGTTAAAGTAGAGCTTAAATGACTTATAGTGGAAGATACATACCTGTCAATAGAGACAAATATAAAGGCAATCCTTTAAAGATATTTTATCGTTCTTTATGGGAGAGGCGTCTTATGGATTATTGCGACAGAAATCAAAAAGTTGTGGAGTGGGGAAGTGAAGAAATTGCAATACCTTACGTCTCACCTTTAGATCAAAAAATCCACCGATATTTTCCTGATTTTTATATGAAGGTTAGACAAAGATCAGGAGCAGTAAAAAAATTTATAATAGAAGTTAAACCAAAAGGACAATTAAAGTCGCCTCCAAAAACTCCTAAAAAGAGGACTAGAAAATGGTTAAATGAGGTGCAAACATACGCAGTAAATATGGCGAAATTTAAATCTGCGACAAACTATTGTAAGGACAATGGATTTGAATTTAAAATATTAACTGAGGATCATCTAGCGCCATCGTATAAATAACAGATAGGAATAGAATATGGCAGTATCAAAGTATATACAAGCAGTTAAGAAAGCAGCTGGAGGTAGACCTAGAAGTACTGAGTGGTATAAGGACAAGATTAGAGAGTTTGGGAAACCAACATCTACACAACTTATTAGACAAGGTAAACGTGGAAGAAACGTACAGTTTGGTAAGTTAAACATGTTCATGTACGATCCTAAATTGAAAAAGAAGTTACCTTATTATGATACCTTTCCTTTGGTGCTTCCAATAGAAAGTTATAGTGATGGGTTCTTAGGTTTAAATTTACATTATTTACCTATTCCATTGAGAATAAGATTATTAGATAGATTAATAGATTATGCAAACACAAAAGACTTGACAGAGAAAACAAAGATTATAGCAGATTATAGTAGGTTGAAAAATATTAGATTAATTAAACCTACTTTGAAAAGATATTTAAAGTCACATGTAAAATCTGACTTTAGAAGAATAGGTGGTGATGAATTTACTATTGCAACATTACTACCTGTTGCAAAATTTAAAAAGGCTTCTGCTCAATCTGTATGGGCTGCAAGTAGAAAGATGATATAAAAAAATGAGCAAAGATAGAATAGATGTAAGCGATAATACTGCTATTAGTATGCCAGTAAGAAATATGCTCGCTATCATTGGAGCAGTCGCTGTCGGTGTGTGGGCTTACTTTGGTGTATTAGAGCGTATTACCATGTTAGAAACAAAAAGTGTTTTAACAGAAAAAGATATAAATCAACACGTAGAGAGATTAGAAACAGAAGTTGTAAAAAATACAGAATTTAGAATTAAGTGGCCAAGAGGTGAAATGGGATCATTGCCCGCTGACTCAGAGCAATTTATGTTAATTGAGGATCTTTATGGTACTGTAGAAAAAATAGAAAAACACATTGAGTCTATGGCTGATAATAGAATAAACATAGATTTTTTAAGAAAACAAGTTGACAAAATGATGGCAGATATTGAAAAATTAAAAGATGCTGATAGAGAAATTACTTACAAGAATGGGAGTACAAACTAATGATAGAGACAGTAATAGCTTTATTAATGATAATTGACCACGAGATTAAAGAGCATAGAATCCAACCGTCAATGAGTGAATGCCTTAAAGGTAAAAGGATAGCCGAAAGGCAAATAACACAAACAGACGGAGCATTATCATATAAGTGTATCAAGTCAAAGGCAGAGACAGAGATATACATGGGCGAGAAAAGTATTAAATCATTAATATTGGAGTAATAATGTCAAGAAGATCATCTTTATTAGACGGATTTGCTTACGCAGTTCTGAATGAATTGTTAGCAGGTTTTCAAGGCACAGATGGTTATGCCAAACCTGCAAAGTATGAAGTGATTATCACACCACCTACAGGTTATAGAGGATCAGGTGATAATGCAAGTTCAAATATATTTGGGCAAATCTTAAATGAGAACCCAGATGACGCAAGAAAAGTTTCTATGGAAATGTCTCAGGCTTCTTTTCCTGGCATGACACTAGAGACTATGGAAGACACAAACATATACGGCCCAACAAGAAAAATTGTGTCTGGTCAAACTTTTGCAGAAATGTCAACTTCTGTAAGAGTATCAAATGATTTTAAAGAGAGAAACTTTTTTGATAGTTGGCAAAGGATAGCAGCTAACAGACAAGATTTTTCTGTTGGTTACTATGATGACTATGTAGGTACATTACAAATCTTTCAATTAGATAAGGAAGATAGAAGAAAACATGGTGTAGAATTAGTAGAATGTTACCCATCGGTTGTAGGTGAATTACAAGCTGACTATGGTAATTTAAACTCAATTTATTTATTGCCAGTAACTTGGTCATATAGATATTGGAAAAATTTGACAGACGAGGCAGATTTGCCTAAAGGATTATTAGAACGAATTGGTGAAGTGTTTGTTAATACAGTAGAACGAAATATTAGAAGTCGTATACCTGCTGTGTTAAGAAAACTATAATATAAACATATAAGGAGCGATAATTATGGCACTACCAAAACTGGCGACAGCTACATATGAATTGCAGTTGCCTTCAACAGCAGAGACAGTTAAGTATCGGCCTTTCCTAGTCAAAGAACAAAAGGTTCTTATGATGGCAAGTGAAAGTAAAGATAATAAACAAATAACTGAGGCTGTCAGAAATATAGTAACAAACTGTACTTTCGGAAAACTAGACGTAGATAAACTACCTCTATTTGATATAGAATATATCTTTATAAAACTCAGAGCAAAATCAGTTGGGGAAAAGGCAATGGTAAGTGTCCTATGCCCAGATGACAAGAAAACAAGGGTACCTGTAGAGGTAAATTTAGATCAAATTGACATGACAATGAAAGAAGATCATTCAAATATCATAAATATAACAGATGAGGTTTCTATAAACATGGGATATCCTATGTTAAGAGATTTCACTAATACAAAGACTAATGTTGACGATACTTCGGCTGCATTTAGTTTAATTAAAATGTGTATTTCAAGTGTGTCAGAAGGTAATAAGACACATGAGAGAGTTGATTTTACTGATAAAGATCTTGATGAATTTATTGATAGTTTAAATACTGAACAATTGGGTAAGGTTATGAAGTTTTTTGATACAATGCCTAAACTTAGACATGTAGCAAAAGTTGTTAACCCGAATACAAAACATGAAAGTGAAATTGTTATTGAAGGTCTTGCAAGTTTTTTAGCATAGGCCTCTCACATGATTCGATAACGAATTATTATAAGACGAATTTTGCATTAATGCAACATCATAATTACTCGTTATCAGATTTGGAAACAATGATGCCATGGGAGAGGGAAATATACGTTACTATGCTTGCAGAATATATAAGAGAAGAAAACAGACGTAGGAAAGAAGAAGAGAGAAAATGGAAAAAGTAAAAGTAAAAGAACGAGAATTTGAAGTTGACAAAGCTGATATAGTTCCTAAGACACCAGACGAGGAACCTACTTGGTACAATCAAACGGCAGGTATCTTAGATAAGTTTAGATTAATTCCTAGACTAATTATGTTAGCATACATCTTTGCATTTTATAGATCAGTAACTTGGTTTATGGAATTACCAGATCCTACAAACGCACAGGCTATGTTTATATCAACTATTGTTGGTGCAGGCGCAGCATTCTTTGGTTTGTATGTTGGAAAACCAGGTGCGTCAATTCCAAAAGGTAAAAAATAATGTCAGTTGCAGTAGAGAATTTAATTACTAATCTTAGAAAGAAGAATGCTGAAGACGAGGCAAAACGTATCAGCATGGAAGAGAAAAATGCTATTGATCGTAAGAGAAAGTCAGATAAATTACAAGCTGCAGAAAAGAAAACTTTAGACGCACTAGATAAATTTAAAGAATCTTTATCTAGAGGCAAGAAAACAAAAGCAGGTGAAGTGATTGCCTCAAGATTAAGTGAGGCAGAAAAAGAACAAGTCTCAGTTCTTAATGAGTCAGTCAAAGCTGCACAGGAAGATCTAAAATTTAACAGAGAGTCAGAAGCACAAAGACAAGCAGAAGAGCAACAAAGATTAAAAGCAATACAGTTTCAAAATGATGTTGCAATGCAGACTAGAGGTATATCTCTACAAAGTTTAGAAGAAGAAAAATCACTTAGAAAAGACATTGCATTACAAAGACAAGCACTAGAGCAAATGTTGCAAAACGATGCTATGTCAGCAGAAGACGTTAAGAAATCTTTTGATTATAAAGTAAAACAAGATCAATTAGAAAGACAAGAAAAAAGATTACAACAAAGAGTTGATAGACAAGTTAGATTACAAAACTTAAAACAGTTTTTATCAATACAAAATCTAACAAGGACTATGAAAAACTTTGGTGAAGGTATTAGAAACTTAGGACGAAGTGCTATAGATAAAGTAACAGGTGCTGTAGAACCTGCACTAAAAGGTGTATTAGGGGCAGCAGGTCTTGCGGCTGCATATTTTGGTTTACAAGCATTTCTAAAATCAGAATTATTTCAAGATCTAAAAGATTTTATGGTAGGACTTGCAGATCAATTTAGATTGATAGGATCAGGTTTTAAAAAACTATTTCAAGGTGATATACTAGGTGGATTAAAAGATATACTATTAGGACTTGGTGGAATTATTGGTAAAGTTCTTGACAGTTTAGTTACAGGTCTGTATAATATAATCGCAAGAGTATTTGGATTAAGTGAAACTGATAGTGTATTTGGTAGTATCAAAGGATTTATTATGGGTATCTATAATGGTATCAAAAATGCATTTACAGGAGCGATGAATGCAATCAAAGAATACTTTTCATTTTCAGCAGAAGAGTTAGGAGTATTTGGTAAGTTTATTGATATAGTATATTTCCCTTTAAACTTAGCAATAAACTTTTTAAAAGACATATTTAAGTTTGGTGACCCAGACGAACCATTTAGACTATCACAATTTCTTGTTGACGTAGTTAATAAAGTAAAAAGTTTTTTCAAAGATTTGTTTAGTTTTGATATGTCAGGTTTAAAAGAAAGAATTAGTGGTGTAGGACAGATGTTTAAAGCACTTGCACTAGCAGGAGCTGCGGCAATCAAGGCAGCATTACCAGGTGGTGAGTCACCAGCAGAAGCATTTAGAAGAGTTTATGACGAGGCAATGTCAGGTGGAACGCCAACTACAGGAACAACACAAAACTTACTTGACATGGCAGATGAAAGAGCAGGTGTCATAACAGGTGACGCTGGAGAGGCATTAAGAATAAATGAAGAAAATGTAGGTGGTAAATTTGTAAGAACACCACCAGAACAAGTAACACCTTCATATGGTTTTGGTTATGGAATGGGTGGAAACATGGTTAATGTAATTAACAATTCTACAAACTCAGATAATAGAATGGTTACAAGTGTTGCAAATCCTAACATACAATCAAGTGACTCTTTTGTAAATCAATTGGTAAAAGCATATGCATAAGATAGTGCCAGATGAATTAATTAAAGGTCTAAAACTAATAATAATATTTACATTTTTAGGTATATCATTATTATTTGGTGCAATAAAATATCCTTATCCATTAGCAATAGTAGTAATGGTTGTTAGTGTTGGATTTTTAGTTTGGACTAGAAAGTGGTTTGAATGAAAAAGTCTTTTGAAGAATTAGCAGAAGGCGTTTACGATCCTAATATATTTAAAGCAATATTCCTTGCTGGAGGCCCAGGTTCAGGTAAATCATATGTTGCAGGTAGAACAATTGCAGGTAGAGGATTAAAAACAGTCAACTCAGATAACCAATTTGAATTGTTGTTGAAAAAGGCAAATCTATCTTTGCAAATGCCAGAAAAAGATGCTGATCTAAGAGCACCTATTAGAGATAGGGCAAAGGCAATGACGGCAAAACAAAAAGCAAATTATATAGAGGGTAGATTAGGATTGGTTATTGATGGTACCGCAAGAGATTACAAAGCGTTAACAGATCAAGCAAAAGAATTACAACAATTAGGTTATGATACATATATGATATTTGTAAATACAAGTTTAGACGTTGCATTGAAAAGAAATGCAGCTAGACCAAGAAAGGTACCAGAAAATATACTAACTAATTCTTGGAAATCAGTACAATCAAATATAGGTAAGTTTTCTTTGTTCTTTAAAAAAGGTTTTGTTATTGTAGATAATAACAATGCAAACGAAGATATATTCAGAGAAGTTTCAAAACGTGTGAGTGCTTTATTAAGACAGAAAGTACAAAATGGAAGAGCTAAATTATGGGTACAACAACAACTAGATCTCAAAAGAAGAAGTTAAGAGTCATATGTGTACGTACTGGTGATAAGTTTGACCAGTGGTACGAAGATAATTACAAATACATGATAGACAAATACTCTGGTTTAGAGTATGATGATTACGTTGTCATACGTGATAACGTTTACGAAGATGAGTATGGTTGTTTTAATAAACTATTAATGTTTGATAGATTTAGAGAAGAACATTATAGGAACATTTATTTTGACATAGATGTAATTATCAAAGGTGATTGTAACAAGTTTCTTACAGACGAATTAACGGTATGTGATAGTCGCAGTTGGCAAACAGACGAATACTATAATAATCATTTACAGATATCAAGTGATATTATATCTTGGAGTGGTGACTATTCTCATATACACGCCAAAGTTGCAGACAATATAGATTACTATTACGTCAAATATCATAATGGAATAGACAAATATCTATATGACGAACACGACCTCAAACGACACAAAACAGGATATTCATCCATACAGACGCAGACAGATCACAACGAATCAGATGTCGTATTATTCAATCAACACTACAAAACCATGAAAAAAGCAGGTTGGTGGCACAAATACACGATAAATCACCCTAAAAACCCTTGATTTTCCTTGCTTTTTTAGACCTTGACAAAGATATCAAAATTTGATATTCTGTATATGAAAGAGAGGTTATTATACAATGAAAACTAAACAATACTATTGGGATAATGCAGAAAAAGAAGTAGATTCTATATTATCTGACATGAAAAACGGAGAATACAACACAACTGTTGCAAAAAACAAGATCCTTGCGTTAGGAGACGATAAACTTAACTTAGTAGGAATTGATGAACACAACGTTGACGAAGTTGTTATGGAGGCATATGCCTAGACTCTATAAATCTGAAGGCAAACTAGGATTTAACCATGACGGGTTTTTTATTACTGATCCTTTTGTATCAGAATGTTCTCGTTTTGTTCTAGATCCTATAAAAGACTATGCCTTGACAAAAGACCAAACAAATGATATGATTCAGTATAACGGACTTGATGAGGAATTATTAAAATGACACAATTTGATATAAAAGTACCTAATAATGTTGCCAAGATTAATACTATGGGAACTGATATTATTAATATGTACAAATCGCCAAATGCAGAAAATTCACTTGCAAAGAATATACCACTTGCGTGGATTAATCTAATGTATTTGTATTCTAAAAAGATTAAAAAATTAAGATTTAAATATAGAGGAAAAAGTGTTGCAAATGTTTACAATAGACCGACAAGTTTTTGTCACAAACAATTTGCAGAAAGTTTTGCCGTTTATGAAAGATAAAGATATGAGTATAGAAAATACGTTACACCTAGTTTATGCTAGATATTATAGTGATGATGAAGAGTTTGAAAACTTTCCTTTATATTCTACTATACTAAGAAACGTACCACTAAAGTATCTTAACAGATTAAATGATCCTAAGTTTAAGGCAAAAGTAAAAAAAATTATGGATAAAAAGTACAAAGAAGACGCAACCAATTATACAGGTTATTCAGAAGTAGATATGATCGTTGGTAGTGAATACTATCAAACTTATAATGACGTGTTTGGTGATGTTGCCCAAGGTGACAATGCGTTATTTAATGACTACGGTCAATTGTACAATACAAGAACAGGATTCAAATGGGATTTTAATCCTAAGTTGACAGAAAGATATACTTACAAAAATTTAAACAAACCAAACCAATTAAATTAAGGAGTGATGATGACAATAGGTGAAGTAAAAACAGATGTTACTTATTTCAAAGATGATCTAGGTAAGAACTTGTATAAGAAAAAGACATACTACAGTTTAGTCTTGGAACAAGAGGTCTTGGCAAAAGATAAAGACGAGGCAGATAACCTTTTCTTAGAAGGTGGAGGTATCAACTATTCAGATATTAATAATAGTTTAACAGTTGAGAACAAAGGTGTTGCAACTAGTTATGTTGACGCAAATTATGCTGATACAGGTGATACTGAGTATAAAGGTAAAGTTGTTTACAATGAAGACAATCATTTTGCAGAAGAAGACGGTGACGTTCTTATTGATAGTTATGCAGATGAGAAATCAAATACAATGGATGATAAAATGCTTGAGGCACATAAGATTGAATCAGACATTGATGTTAGTCTCAACTTAGAGGCAGAAAGTCAAAGAGGTAAGTAATGACAAACTTGTATTTGGATGTTGCTCAAACTGAGGCACCTGAATTAGATATTAATGGTATGACTAATATACCAGACGTAATTACTATGATAAGAGAAACAATTCAAGATAAAGATCTTGACTCTGCTGAAGATTATGTGGATCAATTAGGTGATTATTTGGCAAAAAGAGATAGTCATATTTTACAAACGGCAAATATCAATACTAAAAATATAATAGAGGAAATGTATAATGTTTGATAAAGACAAAAAACCTACGCAACTATCAGAAGAAGATATTGACGAGATATTAAGTGAAGAGAACAAACACGAACCAGTGGCAGAATTGCTAGATGAGGAGTGGGATGAACTAGAATAATGAATCAATTAGAATTAAATTTTGATAGACTCAACAAACAATTAATTGTTGTAGATCATAGAGGTCATAATAATGGTAGATTAGAATATCATAAGTATGATACTGTTGCAGATGTATATGTGGACAATGAATTAACGAGATCAGAACAATTAGAAAAAGCATTTATGTTAACACAAAACATTGATAATGGTTGGTGGCATAATGATGATGTAAAAAAGAGATCTAAGTCAGGCGCAGTAAGAAGCACTTCTGTGGGTGATAGAATGAAGATTAATGGTGATATCTACATGGTAGATCTTGCTGGATTTAGAAAGATAAATAATCTATGAACTTTATGCAGTTAACAATTGTTCAATTGACATTCTTTTTGATGTTTTTATTTTTATTGACAACAAGTTGTACAAAGGTTGATTATGATTTAAACCCTTTTACAACTGTTTTAAATCATGTAATCAAAGGAGAAATAAATGGCAAAAAAGAAAAAAGCACTCATAATTAAAAAATCACAATATCAAGATATTGCAGATTGTATTCAAACAGATCAAGTACCTGCCGCAGCTATCGCAGAATATTTTGCAGATAAAAAGTTTTTTGCGTGGTTTAAGAAGAAATACAGGGTGTCAGAAGAAGTACACCATGACGATCATTACTACAAAGTCGGTGGATCAATCTAAATAAGCATATGTTTTTGGCGTTAATAACACTACTCACAGCTATAACTATATCTGTCGTTGCGGCATATTATAGTATTATAGGACTCATGGCAATCTTTAGTGGGGCTGCCTTGCAGATTGCTATTATGGGTGGTGCGTTAGAAGTTGGAAAACTAGTAACGGCGTCATGGTTATATCAAAATTGGAAAAATAAACTACTTGGATATACACTTAAAATATATTTGTTTATTGCAGTAATAGTTTTAATCTTTATTACATCAATAGGTATATTTGGTTTCTTATCAAAAGCACATTTAGATCAAATCAAACCAAATGCAAGTAATGCTCTTGCAATCACACAAATAGATAAACTAATCAATCAAGAAGAGACGATTATTGCTCGTGCAGAGAATACCTTAGATCAACTTGATAGAGTTATGGACGTGTATATTGACAGGGAAAGAGTTAGTAAAGGACTTAAAGAAAGACGAAAGCAGAAAGAAGAAAGAGACGAACTAAACCTTATTATAACAACGGCAAATAATAATATAA